GCACCGCCAGTCTCATACGTCGGCAATGCGTTCTCTGCCTCTTCCTTGATCGGTGCGAAACTTAAATATTTTGCTCCAAATGCTGCCATTCTTTTTTCCTCCTGCTTATAAATTGTGCTTTTTTAAAAATTCATCATACACCGCTCCTGCGGCTTTTACCGCTTCGTCGGCGCATCCTTCGTTTGCCTGTGCCATCCAGTTGCTCGCCGGAATATGTTTCTTCGGCGAACCATATTCCAGAATAAATCCAACCTCGGCATTCCTTACGCCGTCATCCCGTGTTCCCTGCGGATACACGTCCACCGCGTGCGAATAACCCTTTGTTGTCACTCCCGTCTTTCCGACGGAATTGATCAGCTGCCCGGTTTGTCTCATTCCACGCGCTTCCAGCTCTTTTTTGTGAGCCTTTACCACGACATCCGCCTCTGCGTTTACCATCCCGTCCATAACTTCATCCGGAAGGTCTGCCAGCTTCTCAAGGTCGCCGATCAGATCATCGAGTCCGTCAAACTGTATCCCCGGCATGTCATATCACCTCGCATTGGATGATGTAGCGCATGACCTTCGTGTCCTTGTTGTAATCCGGCACCGGATCATCGGACGCCACATCGTTTTCTTCAAGTGTCTCCAGGAGCTTGTCTAACAGCTCCGAAAACTCCTCCTTTGTGAACAGATCCACCTGCACGCGTTTTACCGTCGCAAATCTTCCGTTTTCGCCGTATGAGCTCCGGTTCTGGATTTCCTGCCAGACGATATACTCGTCGCTTTCTTTCCATGCTTCGAGATGGTATACCTTGTCTGTCACGGAAAGAAGGACCTTGCTAAATTCCTGTAACGTCATACTCTGCCTCCGTCTTCTTGAGTGACAGATCTCGTGACGGCGGCATGGTGTCGGTCACTTCCTGCACCTGATGGATGCCGTACTGTTTCCCGTCAAGGATGCAGTAATCCTGCGTGGACACGTCAAAGTGATCCGGCACCCGGATCACCGCTGTTATTTCCACGTTTTCCTGCATTGCGTCGTAAAAACGGGTTACCCCGACTTTGCGCTGCTCGAACGGGACGCGCTCATGGATCACCGTGAGTGCCTTTTTCGGCATAAGCCCCGGCTCTGCCACGTTATCCAGCCTGCACAGCTGGCAAATCCCGTCATTGTACGTCTGAAACGGTACCGTCGTTTTGATCTGCATATGCTTTCACCTCTGCCAATTCCCGCAATGTGATAAGGTCGTGTTTGAAATTCGTCTCGAACATTTCCGCCGCGTGGGAACGGACATACCTGCAGTAGTCGAAGAGGAGCTGTCGTGACAGCCCCTCCTCTTCGTAGTCCAGCTCCACGCCCGCGTAATCGTTCAAAATTTTCTTGCCACGCTCAATCGCTCCTGTAAGCATTTTGTCCGTCGCTTCGTCATCATAGCTGATGTTCAGATAGTTTTTCAGACTCTCAAGCATGGTCTGTCCTCCTCATTACTCTTTGTCTGCTGTTGTGTTCGGCACGTAAGACAGCGGCTCAAGTCCGGAAATGTCCAGATACTCAAATGCGTTGTTGTCTAACGGCTTCCCGTTGCCATACAGATGCGTGGTGTACACACGGTTGTCTTCCACGAACTGCGCGTGATCGGAATAATCGATCAGTCCGTCCTTGCTGGTTCCAAGACCGAGGAAATATCTCTTCCCAAGACCTACCACGGCATGTCCGGACGGCATACCCACGCTCTGGATCACTTTGGTCGGGAACGGAAGCACGCCGCTCACATATCCGCCCTGCGGGATGAGGATCGTGGTTGCCGGCATCACCTTTTCCATGTAGTCCGCCGGGCTTACCACCATGATCACTTCCTTTACCGTTCTCTGGCGACCGGACGGTGTCTTGGTAAGCTTTGCAAGGATGGAGCCGTAGGTTGCCGGATCCAGCTTTGTCACTTTGGTTGCCGTCTTTCTGGTGTAAGTGGTCGCTCCTTCTGTGGTGGATCCTTTGGTAAGATCCCTTGTCATTCCGATCGGTGAATCATTTCCGTCGCCGTCTACGACTGCTGTCTCAAGCGCTACGCCGTTTGCCTCGGAGAGGATTGCACGCACGTAGGCATCGAGCCATGTCGGACCCAGCTTCAGGAAATCCTTGCTCACTACCATGTAACCGGTCAGTTTGCACTGGGTCAGATCCATGCTTGCGATAGCACCTGCAAGTTCTTTTACGATCTCGCTTCCGAGCTTGCCCCATGCTGCCTGCTGTGTTTCCTGCTTGTTGTAGAACCACTTGGTGATCGCCGTGGTGTTGCGGAAGTCGATCTCGTCCAGCAGCGGAAACGCTGTCTCGATGTCTTCCAGCACTGCATCGATGATGGTCTCCGGCATAGCTACGTCCAAATTGGTTACTGCTGCCTTTACATCCTTTGCGCTTCCCATCGCCTTGATCATGCTCTCGTAGTACTTGGTTTCCTCGCTTGTGAGCACTCTTACACCTCTTGCTGCCAGTACTGTCTGGTCTGCGCTGGTGTCGTTCGCTTCCTGCATCAATGCGTCCTGGATGTTCTGGGAGAGTTCCGCAATGGCTTCCGCCATCCCCTCCTCATTTCCATCCTTGATGGACTGCATAAAGGATGCGGAAAATTTCTGTCTTGCTTCGTTGATCAGATCTTTTGATTTCATACTTGTCCTCCTTTAGTTTGACCTGTTAAAGTTGCTAAAAAGTTTCTGGAATCCGTTTTCCGGTACCGGTTCCGGCTGTGGTTCCGGTGTTGGCTCCGGTTGTGGCTCCGGCTGTGGCTCCGGCTGTGGCTCCGGTTCACGTCTTCCTTCCACCAATTGCCTGATAATGTTGTTCTTTGCGGAATACTGCTGCTTTTTGACGGCTTCGCTTACAATTGCCGTTGCAAATCCCATCAGCACCGCCTCTGTCGGTGTGATCCACGTCTCCGCGTCCAGCATTTCCTGCAGGCGCTCCTGTGAAACGTTCACGTTCGCCATGTAAGCGTTCGCCAATGTCCGGGAGATCACTTCCAGATCGTCTGCCTGTTTCCGCAGCTCTGCGGCATTCCCTTCCGCTGACGTCCATGCGTTATGGATCATCAAAAGGCTCGCCTCGTTCATCTCGCGCTCGTCGCCCGCCATGAATACGACGGATGCTGCTGAACATGCAAACCCGTCACACCGTGTGGTTACCTTGGCTTCGCTGTTCTTAAGCGAATTGTAGATGGCAAGCCCTTCCGCCACCTCTCCTCCGTAGCTGTTGATGTTTACGATGATGTTCTTTGCGCTGCTGCTCTGGATCAGCTTGGATAGTGTGTAGCTTGATACGTCGCTGTCCCGCCATTCCCATGAGGTGATGTCTCCAAATATCGTGATCTGGAGGGTGTCATTCTTTTCCTCGGAATTGAAATATTTATTCATCCTGTCCTTCCTTTCCGGTGGTGTCTACCACGCCGTAATTTTTTGTTACAAAATGCTTCTGTGCCTCCTCTGTTCCCAGCGCGGTCTCTCCGACTTTCTGGCGCACTTCGTCGATGCTCAACACGCCACATCCGATGATCTTGTCCAGCTTATCGGATGATGCAAAAATACCGCTGATCTCCACCATGGACGGATCCACGGACACAAACGATCCCTTCTTTACACCGTTGCTTCCGTATCGCTTGCGCGTGATCTCCTCTTCCAGCATGTCACAGATCGGACGGATGCAGAATTTCAAAAAATTATCGACCGCCTCTCCGCTCTGCGCCGTCTCTCCCCGCAGGAATGCCGGCGGTACACGGAAAATCTGTCCCACGCGGTTGTAGATCTCGTCCGACATGTTTTTGATGTCGTTGATTTCCGACGTGTTCCGTACCGTCCGCGTCTGCGGTGTATAGGTATAGCCCGCATGAAGCGGTAGCACCGCATTTTTGCTGCTAAAAAAATTTTTGAACTTATTTTCCAGCAGGTCTTTTTGATATGTTTGAGCGTCGATCGGTCCGCGCTTGGTCGCGTCGATGTTCAAAATGCCCTTGTCTGCTCCTGCTTTCTCATAGCTCTGCAGCGCCTTTGCAATGATTTCTTCGTACTGCTTGCATGTCTGTGACAGGTACGTCTGCACCTCCGTGTTTGCCATGCGAAGATACAGCGCATCCCGCGCCCGTTTATCCGGAATGTGTACGCTGTTTACTGTGATGTTTTGATACGTAACCTCTTCCGTTCCGCGGAGTTTGTAGGAAAAATTATCGGCTATGTATAGCTGGTTTTTCTGTTCTACCACCAGCACTTCATTGTTGTAGATCAGCGTTTCCACGAGATCCTGCAAAAACTGTGTGCTGCTCTGGTTTGTATTCGGCGAATAATTCCATAAATAGTATTCGTCTTCCATGACCTCTTCCCCGTTCATGAACGTCCGGAAGCGGCATTGCCCGACTGCTGCCGCAATGAGACCTACCGCCGACTGTATCGCAAGATGCTCAATCTCCAGCGGTACATCCCCGCCCGGTGTCAGTTTATATCCGTTTGCTTCGATCTCCTCCGCTTTTGCGGATCCAAACAGATCTGACAGCCATTTTGTAAAAGCACCCATTCTCTCACCTTCTTTCCTAGTACGTGTACAGCTCCATGAGATCTCCGACCTCCTGATCGTTCCATCCCTGGATGCTGTTTATCTGCGTGGCTGCTGCCACAAATGCCATAAATCCGTCTGTTTTTCTGGATTTTGGCTCTATCTTTCCATACGTGATGTTTCCTCGCGTGTCCATGGCCCGTTTCGCGTTGTTGGTGTACCAGCGCATGAGTGCGTTGTCTCCCCAGATCACCCGGTGGTTTACAAACTGGCTGGAGATCATCGGCGCCACCTTCATCTGATCGGACGGGCGCGTCAGGATAATATTTTTGTTTCCATCCTTGTCTGTATCAAAGCCGATGTTCCGTAATGCTTTTTCAATCCACACATGCCGATAGGAATCGTACGCCAGTTTTACGATGTTGTACTTTGTCCCCATCTCGGCGAACCATTCCGCCGGAAGCTCCGGAGGGATCTCCACGCCATCTACCACGGTCAGAAGTCCGCGCGTCTGCGCTTCCTCGATCGGGAATTTGATCCGGCTCCAGTCTTTGGATGCCCGGCATACCCAGCTGTGGGTGATCCAGTACCATATCCCTTTATCTTCAAACAAAAGCCCTGCTGCCACGAAGTCGGAAGTGTTTGCGTAATCCAGTCCGCCGATGCATGCGCATCCTGACAGGTCCGGGATCTCCTTTGCCGTTGCCGCGATATTGTCCCAGTCGGTTACGCCGCACTCTTCATTTCCGAGCGGGCGGTTCATGCGTTTCGTCATGAACGCGCTGTTCCCGAACTGATCCATCTTATACTCGGCATATTCACGTTCCATCTCGCTTTGAAGGTTCGGAAAATACCGCAAAGACGGGTTCGCTTTGTGCCACATCCGCTTGTCGTGCACTTCGTCCTTATCGTCTAACCGGCAAATAAAGAACAGAGTTCCATTGTCCGGCACTTCTCCGCCGAGCGCACCCTCCGCCTCGGAAAGTTTGTGATCGAGCGGACCGTCCCGCACGTCTCCGTTCGTGGTGATGATCGTCGTGCGCGGATGCTCTTTTTTCCCAAGTCCCGTTTTTGCCACTTCGATCATCTTGTAGTTTTCATACTGGTGGTATTCGTCAAAGTCGACCTTTCCCGGGCGTCCGCCGTCCTTGGATTTATGATTCGACGTCCGAAAACGGAGTTCCGATTTTGTCTTCAGGTTCTTTATCGCTTCAAGATTCCACTTGAAGTGTTTCTCCATTTTTCTTTTATTTTCCTCCAGTACGTTATAGACATCCTTAAATGATGTCATTGCCTGGTCTTCGCTGTTTGCGAAAATATCGATATTGTATTCATCCACCCGGTTCGTCGGTGTGAGCAATGCGAAGTCTTCAAATGCGAGATATCCGTTTTTCCCGGCGCCACGTCCGACGCATGCGAACAATTCCGGCCACCGGAGCATTCCATTTTCCTTGTAAACGCAATTGTGAAGCGCGAACAGGAATTTCTCCCACGGGAACAGTTCATAGCGAAAATACTTCTGGTAATCCATGTATTTTGCGAGCTGTTCCCGGTCAATCCGGAGATTTTCCTCCGAAAACTCCCGCTCCACCAGGTCACAGAGCTGTTTTTGTTCTTTGCAAACCGGATACTCCTCTTCCCGGACTATCCGGATGTATTCGTCAATCTCATTACAATTCGTCATCCTCCTCCAGTTCAGCCCCTTCCAGATCCAAGCCCAGCTGCTTTCGAATCGCCAGCATCTGCCGGCTGTATATCACAAGATCCTTGATCGCCGGATTGTCCTTTTCGTAGATTTT